CGGCGACGATCCCGGCTTGCCCCGTCACCGTAACGGACGCGTCGGACTTCCCGGGGAAAGCCCCGAAATCGAGAGTCGCCGTTCCGACGTTGACGCCGCCCGCGGCGGGGGTATAGCCTTCGATGGTCGTTCCATTCCGGCGTAAAGTCTGACCATCCGCGATGTCCGCGATGTCCAGGATGGTGGGGCCGCCCGTTTCCTCGATCTGGGTTGCAGGCCCGCCACCGCCGCCGAAAGCCACCCAGTCGGTGCCGTCGAAAATCCAGTTGGAGTCTTCGGCCGCGCAATAAGCCTTGTCCCCCTCCCGTTCCGAAGTGATCGAAGCCAGGTCGCTCTCCGCGTCGCAATCGAAGTATTGTACGGCCACGGTCGCCCCGCCGGACGGTTGCAGGAAATGTCTGGTGAATGCCATCACGCCACCGCCATCGTGGTCACTGTGCCGCTACTGCCGCGCCATTTGAGCGCCCCGCCCTCTGCGAACAGGTACCCGCCGCCAGCCGGATTTCCGACAGGCACCACGTTGGCGTCCCCCAAGAAGACGCCGCCGTCCATGGAATTGAACCCGGGCTCCGCGCTGGCGCAAAGAACCACGTTGTTGAGGGTGCCCTCCACCATGAGACAGTACGGCTCATCGTCTGACTCCACCCGGAAGTCGGAGTCGATGCCGCCCTCATTCCATACGAAATTCCTGCCTGCGGACGGGGTGCCGGAGAATATGCCCGAGAACGTGACGGTGGTGCCGTCGAACAGGAAGTCGGCGTCACCGGCCAAGGACGAGGTCCCGGACCAGTAGGCCACCTGGTTGGTCGAACCCGTCCCGAGCGGGACCGTGCCCGAGACGTCCGGAAACGTCCACGTCCGGTCGGCCGTGATGGCGTGGGCAAGTTGGCCGTAGAAATCGGTCCCGGACCTCCAGTAGATGTCCTGCGTGGTGTTGCCGAACTTGACCGCGGCGTCTTGGATCGTGTCCGATCCGTGTGAGTAGAAGATCAGGTCCCCGGTCGTGGAGTCCACGCCCCAACTGTAGCCGGTGTAGACGCCGCCGTTCGCGAGTTCCGGCGTGGCCGCGGCGAAGTAGACCCCCGGTCCGGCCACGAAGTACGTGGTGGACTTGGTGACTCCGGCCGGGGCGAACCCGGCCGGTTCGTCTTCCATGCCGACTTCCGGGGGCAGGAGGACCCACCCCCCCGGTGCCGTTCCGCCCGGAAACTTGGACAGTTCCGGGCGTTGGGTGTAGACCCACGGGTCGCCTTCGGCTCCGTAGTTTACGGACGAATACCCGGACGGGACCGATCCACCCTGAGCCCCGAACGACTGCATGTTGCCCGTCACCGGGGTCTGGGAATGCTTGGCGACGTCCGACTCCGTCATCTCGGGCTTGCGGATGAGGGCGGGCTGACCCGGATCGAAGTTCTGCGGCATCGCCAGCATGGCCGAGGTAGCCACCTGCATGGCGCATGCCACGACCGCCTGACCGAGGCTGTTCGCCCAGTCGAAACCCCGGATCACCGGGTCGGCCACGGCCCGGGTCGGGACGCCCGGACGGGTCGGCGTGCCCGTGGTCGTCGTCCCGCCGGTCGGCCGGAGCCTCGGCTGTGGGAGATTGACCGGCGGGATGTACCAAGGGCTGGACGTCCACCAAGCCCAGTCACCGCCCGCCCAGCCTAAGTGGACCTTGACGTAGTGGGAGTAGTCCCTGCCGTCGTGGTAGGTGGTCTCAAATCTTAGAGGGCCGTCCTCCACGTCGTTCCGGTAGTACAACGCCTTGGTCGACCAGTGGCATGAGACGTAGGGATGACCGTCCTCATCCTCCCCCTTCCTATGTTTGCACTTCCCAGATCCCACTTCGAAGGGACCCCCCTCGTTGACGGACACCAGACCCACCACCCTGGACGCCGGAGGCGTGGCGTCCGCGCCTCCCGATACGTCCCCGGCGGCCGGGACGGGCCCTCCCGACGCTCCACTCGGCACCAGACCGCCCAGAGGAGCATCCACGTCAAGTCCGCCGCCGGAAGCCACCGCCGGGCGGTCCCCGTCGGTGCCGGGTGTCGGAGACGACGGAGACACTCCCTTATACAGGTCGACGACGTAGCCGCCTTGTACGTCCTCACACCCGGAGTTGCCGAGGTTCCACCCGATGCCGTTGGGGCGTCCTAGAGGCTTCTTGAGCACCCTCATCATGGACTGGAGCCGGGCCTGACGGTCGGGGTCGATGCCGAAGTCCTCATTGAGGTCGCAGACGAGGGAACCCATGGCCGGGTCCCCGGCGTGGTTGACTGCGACCAGACGCGGTTCGATCGGGAAGAAGAGGTCGTGTTGTTCGTATTCGTCGGTCCCGGCCAGCATGATGCCGAACGTCCCCTTAGGCATCTTAGGGAACACGTCCTTGCCGTCCGCCCTGGGCAGGGTCGGAGACTTGGCCTCGAAGCGGTCGTCCGGAGTCCACTCGGAATCGTAGACGGGCAGGGCCGAATGCGACCCCGAGAAGACGCCGCACCGGTTCTTGGACCCGGTGGCGACCGGGTCCCCGCCGCCCGCCGGGTTCGGCTCCGAGTTGCCGTCCGCCCTGGGCTGGCCGAATGAGGACCCCGGGTCCGTCTGGGTGGTCTGCGTGAGCAGGTTGACGTCGATGCCGACGGAAGACGATCCTGAAGAGAAATTCGTCCGGACGCCTGAGAACGTGAACCCGGCCCGTCCCTCCGGCGCACTCGGATTCTCCCCGCCTCCGCGACCGCCTGCGAGGACGGACGGCCAAGCGGCGGCCCATCCGGAGATCTTGCGCCGGGACTTCTTCCAGAGTGACCGGCACAGCACGTCGCCGGGCGTGTCCTCCTCGAATATCCAGTTGCCGTACTCGTCGCGGTCGATGACGCGGGCCCAGTATTCGACGATCCGGACTTCCTCGGCCCATGAAAGATCGTGGTGCTGGGCTGGCACCCAGCCGTGCACTCCGAGATGGGCAAGAAAACTCACAGGGCCACCTCCCTACGGAGCCTGCGCCTGACGCCGTCCGGGAGCAGGGCCAACGGGTTGCGGTCCTTGAGTTGTTCAGGCAGGAAGATTTCGGTGACCACCCGGCCGTCGACTTCCACCGTGTGGCGGAGGGAGTCGACCGATCCGACGATTTCGATCTTGGGATCCATCCGGACGGTCTTCTTGCCCACGTATCTGTCCACCATCTTGGACCAGATCTGGGCGGCGATGGCCCGTCCGACGGCGTCCAGGTCGTCGTGGTTGACGACGAGCCCGCGGAGCACGTCCGCGTCCTCCTTGGCCTGTTCATCGGCTGCCGCCTTGGCCTCCGGGGTCTGCGGGTCGGAGATGCCGACGCCGAACGACCGTTCGATGGCCGCCGCCGCCTCGTCGGTCCACGCCATCCGAGCGGTGACGAGTCCCTCATCGACCATGACTTCCCAAGTCGGACCGTGGGCCGGTTTTATTTTAAGTCCGGGGACGAGACCGGCCACGTCTTCCGGATTCACCTCCGTCCGATAGAACTGGCTCAGGTTGTTGGGAGCCGCCGGGACGACGGTGAGGACCACCGCCGCCCTGTGGTTGGCGGAGAGCTTGGGGAATGCGCCGAACCGGCCCACCCTGATGCCGAGACCGATGGGCGACTGTGAGGAAGCATTCTTGGTCGGCAGATTGTCCAGGGTGGACGGGTAGATCTCAACGTTGGTGCCGTAGGAGTCGGTCTTGTAGTCAAGCTTGACGATGCCAGCCTGGTCGTCCACCACAATCACCAGGGCCGGTGCCACTTCCGCATCAGAGAGGTAAGTCGCGTACCCAGTCACGTTCTCGAACAAGTGCTGGCGGTCCGGGTCCTTGGTCAGGACGTTGGCCGACATCCGCCGGGCGTAGTCGGTGAACGCCTGCGCCCGGCCCCGGGTGCCGGTGGTCTCGTCGAGCAGGGAAGCCCGGACCTCCTTCATCTTATAGGTCCGACTCACCCAGCGGTGGGTGATCCGGTAGAGTTGTCTGTAGTTTGCCTTGATGGAAGAGATCCTGCCCATCCAGATGGCTTGGTTGGAGTCGTCCCCCCACGGCACGTGAACCGAGAACATGTTGTCTTCGAAGAAAGCCGACTGGATGAAGTCGTGGGAAATGTCGAAGGCTCCGTCTATCTCCTTGGTCTGATTGAAGTACGGGAATGCTTCCTCGAACGCGATCACGGACCCGCGGGCGGAGAGTTGCCCGCCAGAGAGGATGACCGGGTCGGTGACGACGAGCACGTTCTCCATCTCGCGCTCGTCGACCATGGCCGCCCGGGTGCCATCCTGTTCAGTCCTCGAGTCGAAACGGACCTCCTGCTCTCTGGTGAAGTAGAACACGATCTTGTTGGGCCTGGTGAGGGAATAGGAGATGAGGGAGGCATGGCCCCCTCCCACGGTCTCGGGCCCGGAAGTGAGGACCACCCCACCTTCCGCCCCGTCCAGGGCGCTCTGGACTACGACCTTTCCCTCGGCGTCGACCCACAGGACCGACCCGGGCAGGTGGCGGAGGGCGACGTCCACGGCCTCCGGGCCCAAGTCGTTGACCTCCAGGTCATTGACCTCCAACTGCTCCACCACGTTGGACTTGATCACGTGTTCGAAGTCGCCGACTGCCTTGAGCTTGCCTAGGACGTCCTCCATCACCTCCTTCGGGGTGAACTTGCGGTCGCCGTTGAGGCTCCACGGGGCGAACTTGAAGTCGTCAGTCGTCTGAGCCAGTTCGAAGAGGGCGTTCTCTGCTTGCAAGGTCTTCTGGCCGGTCCGACGTCGGATGTTGTACCTGCCGAAGACGTGCCTTCGGGACCACCGCCACCTGAGGTCGGCGACGAGGACGGTCTTGTACATGGGGGCCGAAGACGGGGCCTGTCCTATGATGGAGAGTTTCTTGATCGTCAGGATTTTCTGGTCCTCGATGGTCAGGGTGCATTCACCACCGGTCCGGATCAGGGAGTCGGCCTCCCCGGCGTCCATCTGGAAGGAGGCGACGTGCGGGCTCCCGCCCGTGACGAACTCCCACCCGACCGGGTCGAGAGCGTCCACGTGCGTTCCGTTGATCAGGAAACGGGCCATCTAAGTCGCCACGTCGGTTGAAGCCCCCTGCGGCGCTTCAGCCCACGCCTCCATGATCTCGCGAGTGACCTCAGACAGTTCCAACTGGTAGCCGTCGAGGCCGATGATGACCGGCGTGACCGAGACGGTGTCCGAGATGAGGACCCATCCGGTGACTCCTCCCGCACCGGCCGCCCCGACGTCCCCTTCTTCCCCGTCCGACAAGGCGGCCTGTACGAGAGCCGTCTGGGCCGCTCCGGAATTCGGACCGAACACTTGCTGGGTGAACCCGTTGGCGAAGTTGAACTGGATCCGCCCCTGACCGGCCACGACTCCGCCGCCGAAGGAGGCCCCGGCCGCCGGATTGGGACCGGAAGGACCCCCCGCGTGGGACGCCCCGAGCAAGAGCTTGGTGTCCGTGCGCGTCCTGATGAATTCCGCGGGCCCGTCGTAGACGTGCTTGGCAAGGACGTTGCCGTCCCACACGGGCACAAGGATCTTTCCGGAGTTGAATTGCACCCGGACGGTCTTGGTCATCTGGACGAGGTTCCCTCCTCCCTCGGCGACGACCTGCATCGTCAGGAAGCCGAAGATCCGATTAGTGGACGGATCGACGTCAGCCTTGACGTCCGTGAGGGCCGCGGCCCCGCCGGAGAAGATGGAGGTGGCCTGCTGGATGAGGTACGGTCGCACCGTGTTACGCCACAGGGTGTTGAGGTCCTGCGTCTGGTTCTTGTCCACCCAGCATTCAAATTCCACGGAGTAAGGCTCCAGACGCCGTGCCGTGGAATCCGAGTCGCCGGGGGCGACCTGCTGGCGGGTGTATTTGTAGCGACCTTGGACGATGGACGCGTCGTTTCGCACGCCCGAGGACTGATTGTACAAGACCTCCTCGTACTCGCGTGTGAAATCGAGGTTCTTGTCTTCGTCATCGGACAAGGCGACTTCCTTGACCAACTCGTAGGCCGAACCGTCCCCGGCGGCGATGTAAGCCTGCACGGCGGCGGCGTAGGTGTCGATGGACGCGTTGTACTGAGCGCGGGCGTTGTTCGCACCGAGGGCCGTATACCTGCCCGTGATGGTGATGACGCGGGCCTTGGCCTGGTTGACGGAGAGGGAGATCGTGGAATCCTGTCTGCCCGACTTCCCGGGCAGATCCGCCGGAAGTTGCACTTCGATACGGACGTGGTAGAGCCTGGACCGGCCGGTGTCCGCATCGTCGCCGACCTTCTCTATGGAAGGTTCCTGCCAGAACCCGGTGTTGCCGCCCACGGCGGCGGCCGGGTTGAGATCGTCGTGCGCCACGGAATTGACGTAGAACCGGAAGCGCTGGCGCGGCACGCGGAAGGCACGCTCCGCCGACTGACACCTGGCAATGAAAGTTGCCTCCACGGTGTCCGAGATGAGGAAATCGAATTCGTATCTGCGCGTCTTATAGTCGGCCCCGCGGCGGTGCTTTTCAGTCATCAGGTAGTTGGAGAGTCCGGCCACGGGGAACCCTGCGAGTCCGGGGGAACCGGCTTCGACTACCCCGGCCGCGTTATCGAGAGTGACCACGAGTCCGGCCACGGACACCACCGTGTAAGTCCCGTCGTTGGCGGCATTGGTACACCCGTAGACGTTGACCTGCGTCCCGGCCACGATCCAGGACGGGACCGTCCCGTCGCCGTTGGTGTCCTCCATGGTGTAGGCGGTGTTGCCGCCACCGGCCGCCGCCACGGACCCGACGGCGACCCCGCCATAGACCACCGAGTACTCACGCGTCACGGCTGGCATCAGTATTTCACCATCACCCTGCCGAGTTCCTTGATCACCGAGTTGAGGTTCTGTATGGCGAACATCAAGTCCTTGACGACCGCGGTCATGACTTCCTGCGTGCGCTGTTCACCGATGGTCGCCTGCACGTTGGACTTGGAGTCCGCCCTCAGGCGTTCTATCTCACGGAAGACGTTATAGGCCGCGAGGATCTGTTCCTTGTCGGCCTTTGCCCCGGCGAGGCCGAACGCTTCTACCGTGCGGTCGGCGGCGGTGTTCGCGGCCCCGATCCTGCCGTAGAACTGGGCGGCATTGGCACCGAGCGGACTCCCGCGGCCCATGAGGTCGCCCAACTTGCCGAACTCCTGGGCGGCCTGCCGGGCGATGCCGCCGTAGAAGAACCCGATGGAGGCTGCGGCCACCTTGGTGAAGGCGCGGAACGACTGGGTGGCGCTTCCCTCGATCTTCTTCATGTCCTGCATCGCCAAGGACCCGTTCAGGCGGACCGTGAAGAAGAGTTCATCCCCGGACCTCACCGTAGCCATTAGACCACCACCTCCGTAGTCGAGATGCCGTCTTCGGTCGCCGTCCCCTCCGAATACCTCTCATTGGACGCGATGCCGGTGTCCGTGTAACCGGCGAAGATCGTGTAGCTCCATTGGCCGACTCCGGGGGCGTCCACGTAAGTGCCGACCCCGCGGGCCACGTCAGCCACCTGGATGCCGCCGGTCACGGTCGTGGGGGGGATTGCCCCGGCGGCCCTCCTGATCCTGAGCGTCCGTCCGTCGCCGTCGAATCGGGTCGGCGGATCGGACCAGGTGAGGGTCACGTTGGCCCCGGCCACGGCCCCGGCCACCCTGAGTGGTGGGTGGTAGTACCGAGCGTCCGTGCACTTGACTTCAACCATCATGGTCCGGGCGGCCAGATACCCGGTGCCTTTGATGATGCCGGTCCCCACGTGAGAGCGTCTGCGTCCGATGATCTTGACGCCGTTGGTCTCTTGCACCTGCCTGAGGACGCCGCTGACCTCCTCTTCCACTTCCATGATGCCCCGGTTCTTGGAAGACGCCGCGCCGGAGGGGCGCGGTCCTCCGATGAGGGCAAATTCACCACGCAAGTCACCGGCCGACTGGATCATGTAGGTGATCCGGAAGACTTGCTGGACGTAATTGGGCTCCTCATCGTCGGATTTGTCCTCATCGATGCCGACCAGACAGGCGGGCATCCTGAGGTACTTATATTGATCTTCGGGCAATCCGTTGGTCACGTGGACGGAACCGAACACAGTCTCCCCGCCGGTCTCCTGCCACGCCCTCGCGGACAGCAGATATTTCAACTGCTTGGCTATCTGCAGAGCGTTCATGTCGATCCCTTGTGATCCAGGGCGAAGCTGGTGGTACCGGCCCGCACGGCGGCCTTCCCGACTGCTTCCTCGAGGGCTTTCCTGGCGTTGGCGGCCCCGCCGTCCACCTCGGCCAGCAACGGCGAGAAATCGCCCGTCCCGGCCGCGGCGATGGCAGTCCCGAGGCGGATGGCGTTTTCCACGTCATAGACCTTACGGGCCTGGACCATGGCCTCCTGCTCCATCTCGAGGAGGCTGTCCCACAGGTCCCAGTCGACCATTCCACCGCCCCTGATGAAACGCAAGGCTTCCTTGAAGAGGGCCTCCGCACCCTTCTCGTCGATCTCAGCCTGTTGGTATTTCCTGCAGAGTCTCATCTTCCACCTAGAGGGCGATGTCGTGCGCCATACCCCACTCGTAAAGCTTGCCGGAAGCATCCCTGATCCCGTGGAAGATGACGGGAAGGCCGAATTCCTGATCCACCCTGAGCATGACCTCCGCCGTTTCCTTGATTGCCGGGAGCGCCCTCCTCATCAGGAACATCGGGTGCCGATCCGCGTCGTCCGGGGTGAACAGGAGCACCACCGACCTGTTGCTCATGAGTTCACCGGGGCGGACCGCGCCGGGGGACGCCACCAGACGCCTCCCGGAAGACGCACCGACCGAAGTGTTCGGGAACACCCGTTGGAGGACATCCTTGTCCCACGACCTCAAGATGAACCCGATCGAACATCCCTCCCCGGTGATGACGCCGTCCACCCGCTGGCCCCCGTATTCCTCGGCCGTCACCCACTTGTACGGGTGCTCGATTGAGAGCACCGTTTCATGTACGATGCCGAAGGCGGTCCCGCCATGCGGGTAAGCCGAAGTCAGACCGGTCGGCCCGACTGAAAGTCGCCCCGGGACCGAAAGAATGTCCCTTACGTTAGGAGTCGCCATGGCACTCGCACGAACAGACGTACAAGGTAAGGCCGTCCCGCGTCACCGCCTCACACCGGTCGTGGAAGCCGTGCGCACAATCCTCGAAGTTGCAGGCAATCACTACCATCACTTGCCGAAATTAAGAATCCCATCCCGCACCACCGACCGGACGTCGTCGATGTCCCGCTGGTCGGCACCCACGAACGGGCGTTCCATGATCTGCAAGTCGAATTCGTCGACGCCAAGGACCCATGACAGCCTCGATGACCACGCCCTGCCCAAGACGGTGACGAGGAATTGCATGAGTCCCATCTTCATCCGAGTCGTCACCGGGATGACTCTCATGAGTCCGAACTGGTGGAACTTGGCATACTCGATGTTGGTACCAATCTCGACCGAGTCCTCGGACGCGATCTGCCAGTTGATGGAAGCCATGAGGCGTCCCGTGTCCTTGAGGGCGGGCCCCGCTTGGAACCTGGATGACTTGACGGAGACTCCGCGGTCTAGGTCGGACAGGATACCTGGGATGTTGGGCACCATGGGAGGGGGCCACGCCCGGCCGTCGAATTCCTGAGTGGAGAACCTCTTCTGGACGCGTGAAGTGAGGAGGGCCCCGATCCTCTTGAGGATGACGATGGGACTCCTGATAGTACGCTCGAGAAGGCGTACGAGGGTACCCTTGACCATCTCCACGTCGGCCATCCGACCTCCTACTCGTCGGTCTGCGGAGGATCTGCCTCCGGGGTCATGTCCTCAAAATACACGTCGTCGAATCCGGGACGCACAATCTCGACGTCGGAGACTTCCTCAGACGGAGTGAGTTCGGACGAAGTCTGCGGCGAGATCCGGTCACGGGCCCTCACCATGCGGTACTTCTCGATCTGCTTGGTGAGGCGTTCTGAGAGCTTGTCGCCGGACTCGTCCGGGGCGGCACCGTACTCGATCAGTTTGAGCCGTATGAGAGCGACCGCGGCGAGGATGTGGACCCGGACGGTCTCGTCGTAATCCTCGTTCATCGCAGACGGGAATTCGGCTTCCACGTCGTCGCACACCCTCTGGAGCCAGGTGTCGTTGGACCCGACTCCGGTGGCGTCGTCCGGATTGGTCAAGGCGGTCAGGAGCGCCGTCGTGATGCGCTCCTTGAACCGGTCTATGAGAGCCATCATCCACCTACACGATGAATCCCTTCCGCCTGCAATAGACCGCCAGCGCCCCGTGCTCCTGAAGCTTGGTCATTGGCACCATCTTGGGGTCCGGGAGCTTCGCGGCCAGCACCCCACGACGCTGAAGATCCGCCTCAGTCGGCAATTGGGCAAGCACGTTGAGTCGCATCTGCTTCCGCGGGACGAGGAACGGCCTGCCCTCGCCGGGAACCTCCGGGCAGTCGTCGCATCTACGGACGCCGTAGACCTGAAACGACGACCGGGCGTACTCCTTGTGACACTCCGAACACTCGTCCGGAAGATGCTCACCCTTGGCGTTGCAATCGAGTTGTTCATGGAAGAGGCCGTCCCGCTCCGAGACTTCATTCTCGGTCATCGGGACTTTCCCGTGTTTCTGGCAGAGGACTTCATACTCCGAAGCTTCCGCGGGAGTCATCGAGCCGAACTCAATTTCCCACGCGAGGGCCCGGTAGGCGGCGAACCGTTCATCGTTCTCCGCCTCCGAATAGAACGGACTGGCCGGATCGGAGGTGTCGATCTCGGACACTTTGACGGCCCAATCCGGATAACGCCCCGAACGGATGTTTTCCAGAGTCTTGTCCTTCCCCGGCACATCGTGTCCCGTGTACGGGTACAACTCGAATCTCTTCTTTCCCATGATTTCTCCTAATCGGCGTAGCGGACAGCCACCGCCGGAACAGAACTGTTGACCGCAACGAACGCGGCCCCGGACGGGAATGTTCCTAGCGCCGCATACGACCTCGC